GACGGGCGCCGCACGGCTTACTACTTTTACAAGGAGCATCCCGGCGAGCGGTTGTTCTTCCCGAACTACCTCGACCTGCTGCGGATTCCCGCCGCCGAGGTGATGCACCTGTACCGTCCGATGCGCCCCGGTCAACTCCGCGGCATCCCGTGGCTGGCCAACGCGCTCGTGCGGCTGTGGGAGTTGGACCAGTACGACGACGCCGAACTGCTCCGGAAGAAGTTCGCCGCGATGATGATGGCGTTCATCATCCGGCAGAATCCGGAGGACCCGTTCTTCGGCAACGAGCAGACCACGGCGCAGGCCACGGACGCCGGAGGCGCCACGCCGGATTCCGAAGCTGGTGTCCAGGTGGCGCAACTCGAAGCCGGGACGATGATGGATCTCGAACCCGGCGAGGACGTGAAGTTCACGGACCCGGCAGACGTGGGCGGCAACTACGAAGCATTCGAGCGCCAGACGTTGCTTCGGATCGGCGCAGGCTTGGGGATGCCGTACGACATGCTGACCGGCGACCTGTCGCAGACGAGCTATAGCTCGATCCGCGCGGGCATCCTGTCGTTCCGGAGGCTGTGCGAGCAGGTCCAGTACGGCGTGTTCATCTTCCAGTTCTGCCGCCCGGTGTGGCGGGCGTTCCTCGAGGCTGCGGTGTTGGCTGGCGAGTTGGATGCGCGAGACTACCAGGCCAACCGCGCAGACTACCTCGCGGTGCAGTGGCACACGCCGAAGTGGGCTTGGGTCGATCCGGAGAAGGACGTGAAGGCCGAGGTGATCGCGATCCGGGCGGGCCTCAAGTCGCGCAGCATGGCGATCAATGAGACGGGCGAGGACGAGGAGGCAGTCGATCAGCAGATCGCGAAGGACAATGAGCGCGCCGACGAGTTGGAACTGATCCTCGACTCCGACCCGCGCAGGACCGATATGCGCGGCGCGGAGAAGGTGGAGGCGACCAGCCCGGAGGACGTTGGCGATCCGAGTGCTGCGGGCGGGCCTCCCGCGACACCGAAACCTCCGGCCAAGCCGCCAGCCAAGAAGCGCACCAGAAAGGAGTCGGGCAAGTGAAGCAAACCTATCTGCCGCACCTCGCGGCGCGCGTCTTCGGCGTCCCGTTGATGGTCCAGATCGACAAGTTGATGGTCATCCTGGACGCCATCGGCCCGCGCATTGGATTGCGCGAGCACCTCGTGGTCGATGGCTTGCCGGTCGTGATGACGCGGCCCGCTCAGGACGACCAGGACGAGGAAGACGACATGCCGATGGCTGGCCGGAAGCCGTACCCGGTGAGTCCGGACGGCATCGCGGTCCTCACCATCTCCGGCACGCTGGTCAAGAAGGCGTCCTGGATGGACGCTGAATCCGGCCTCCAGTCTTACGAAACGATCCGGGGCCAGATCGCGGACGCCCGCGACGACCCCGGCATCCGTGGCGTGCTCCTCGACGTGGACTCGCCTGGCGGTGAGGTGGGCGGGCTGTTCGATCTCGCGGACGAGGTGTTCGCACTCCGCGAGTCGAAGCCGTGTTACGCAATCGCCAACGACGAGGCGTTCTCCGCTGCGTACGCACTGGCGTCGAGCGCGCAACGTCTGTTCGTCACCAGGACGGGCGGCGTGGGCAGCGTCGGCGTGATTGCTGTCCACATGGATCAGTCCGCATGGGACGAAAAGATGGGCCGGAAGTACACGGCCATCTATGCGGGCGCGCGCAAGAACGACTTCTCGACGCACCAGCCGTTGTCGGACGGCGCCCGCGAGAATCTCCAGGGAGAGGTGGACCGCCTCTACGAGATGTTCGTGGCGTCGGTGTCGCGCAACCGTGGCATCTCGCCCGCGCTCGTTCGCAAGACCGACGCTGGCCTGTACTGGGGCGAAAAAGCCATCAGCGCGGGACTCGCGGACCAGATCGGAAGTTTTGACGATGCGATGGCCGCAATAACGCAGGCTTCCCGCACGTCCAGACAAGCTCGCGCAACGGCGTCTGCCGAGGCGCCAATTCAAGAACGAGGAGAAGAACCTATGGCTCAACCTATCGAAACGAAACCGGCAGACGCTCCGGCTCCCGCCGCCGCGCCTATCGAAACTAAACCCGTTGCGGAGGCCCCGGCTCCGGCCGCTCCCGCCGCCGCGCCGCCCGCCCACCCCACTCCGGAACCCGCCGTCGCGCCGGCCGCTGCTCCCGTCGTGGACGCCGCCGCAATCGAGGCGCGCATTCGCGGAGAACACGAGGAGGTCGCCGCTCTCTGCACCCTGGCTGGCGAAACCGGATTCCTCGCGGAAGCGATCTCGAAGCGAATGACGCCCCCGCAGGTCCGCGAGGCGTTGCTCGCGCGCAAGGCTGCGAAGTCGCAGGGCACGCAGATCCATTCGCAGGTGGATGGCTCTCCGGTCGGTGCCGAGTCGCAGTTGAACGCCGCCGCCACCAACCTCGCGGCGCAGAAGCACATCACGTTCGCGCAGGCGTATTCGGAAGTCCTGAAGACGAACCCGAATCTTTACACTCAGTACCTCGCTGAGAAGTCGGCCACGGTGAAGCCGAACTAGGCAGGCGAGCCAATCCACTCGAAAGGGGAAACAAACGATGGCTTACGAAGTTGGAAACCATGCGATCTCTGTTCCGGCGAGCGCCGACCTCTCCGCTGCGCAGTTCTTGTTCGGCACGATTGGGGCCACGGGCGTGGCGGTGACCGGCGCGGCTGCTGCCGCGGACGGCGTGATTGGCGACAAGCCCGCTGCGGCGGGTCGCCCGTGCGCGCTTTACACGATGCCGGGGCAGGTCGTCAAAGTGATGTGCGGCGCGGCGGTCGCCAACGGCGCGTTGCTCGAAGCGGACGCTGCTGGCAAGGCGGTGACGCTGGCTGCGGGTAAGTGCCTGGCGAGGGCACTGGCTGCGGGTTCCGGGGACGGCGCGATCATCCCGGCTCTGCTGATCCTCGCGCGGTAGTCAGACAAGCGGCGGCAAGGGAAGCTCCGGCCTTCGGGCGCGGGGCTTTTTTTGTGCCCAAACAACGAGAGGAGATCAAACGATATGTACACGCCGACTCCCGGTGATGTTCATGTGAATACGCCGCTGACGCAAATCAGCATCGCGTATCTTCAAAATCAGGACCAGTTCGTCGCGGCCCAGATGTGCCCTGTGATCCCGGTCACCAAGCAGTCCGACCGGTACTACACGTACAACCGTGGCGACTTCTTCCGCGACCAGATGCAGAAACGCGCTCCCGGCACTCCTGCCGCCAGCGTCGGGTATCGGGTGGACAACACGCCGACCTACTTCTGCGACGTGTGGGCCGAGTCGAAGTCCATTCCGGACCAGTTGCGCGGCAACGCCGACGCGGTTATGAACCTGGATCGCGACACGACGGAGTTCCTGACGCAGCAGGCGTTGATCCGGCGTGAGAAAATCTTCGCCGCCAACCTGTTCGCGGCGGGCAAGTGGGGCACCGACGTAACCGGCAAAGCCGCCGCGCCCGGTGCTGGCGAGTTCCTCCAGTGGAACGACGGCGCCTCGACGCCGATCGAGGACATTCGCGCGGGCAAGCTCGCAGTCAAGCAGGCGACGGGATACCCGGCCAACACCCTGGTCATCTCCGAACCCGTCTGGCTGAAGCTCGTGGACCATCCGGACCTCGTGGACCGCGTGAAGTACGGCCAGACCAACGGCGGTCCCGCGCGCATCACGCGCGAGGCCCTGGCTGCGCTTCTGGAGATCGACCGCATCCTCGTGATGGGGTCCATCGAGAACACGGCGGGCGAGGGTCTGGCCGCTGTCCACTCCTTCATCGGCGGCAAGAACGCGCTCCTGTGCCACGTGGCCTCCAGCCCCGGCCTGCTTACGCCGTCGGCTGCGTACACCTTCGGGTGGACCGGCTACCTCGGCGCGGGCAACGAGGGGAACCGGATCAAGCGGTACCGCTGGGAGATCATCGCGGGCGACATCGTGGAGATCGAGATGTCCTTCGACATCAAACTGATCGCCACGGAACTCGGGTACTTCTTCAAGGACGCCACCGCTTAGGCGGCAGGGGGTGCTTGATGGCTTACCGATCTCTGCCCAAGTTCAACCCGGAAGCCCGGTTCATCGCGAACCGGGCCTTCCTCTACAACGGCCACACGCTCCAGCCAGGGGAGGCGGTCGAAGGCATTCCGGAACGCCGCCTGCGGCAGTTGTTCGAGAGGCGCGACGTTGGTATCGCGCCCGCCGCAGCGCAGTACAAAGAGGCGGCTGCCGCCGTCAGAAAGGGGAAAAGATAAATGTCGAAACAGGTTCAAACGATCCAGCAGATCACGCAGTACGGGAACCTCAAGGTCGGGTTCATCCCGCTCGATATCGTGAACGCGGCCATCATCGCCGCCAACGTGATCCAGAACACCACG